GTCCTGGATGCGCTCAACGCTTCTTCGACGTCGCTGACGGTCGCCAACTCCATTGGCGGCGCGACGACCGGCCTCAACGTCGCCAAGCTGCGTCGCGCGAAGGCTCTCATGGACAAGAACAACGTGCCGGCCGAAGGCCGCACGATGATCATCCATGCGAACTCGCTCGAGTCGCTCCTCGGCGAAACGGCTGCGACCTCTGCCGACTTCAACACCGTCAAGGCGTTGGTGGCTGGCGAGATCAACACCTACCTCGGCTTCACCTTCGTGACTGTTGGTGACCGAAGCGAAGGTGGTCTGCCGATTGACGGCTCGCTTGACCGCACTTGCTATGCCTTCCACCGCGACGCTCTCGGCTTCGCTGTCGGCATGGCGATGAAGTCTGAGATCAACTACATCCCCGAAAAGACCAGCTACCTGGTCAACGGGATGTTCTCCGCTGGTGCGATCAACATTGACGATGCTGGCATCGTCAAGATCACCACTCGCGAAAGCTAAGGAGGACTGACCGATGGCTTTTAGCGCAACTGGTTGGAACACGGTCGCTGCCGGCAAGGCTGGCAACGCCCCGTCCATCTACACCTACAAGTCGGCTGATACGCAGGCCACGATCAACACGGCGGGTTACTTCAACTCGCTCGCGTCGATCCTCAAGGTCGGCGACGTCATCTTCATCTACGACACGACCACCCCTTCGATGGTCATCTCGTATGTGAACGCAAACGACGGCACGACCGTCGACATTGCGGATGGCACGACCGTCTCGGCCACCGACACCGACTAATGACCTGGGGCGGGGAGCAATCCCCGCCCTCCCCTCTTATGGGTGACACATGGCTGCAGGCGATACAAAACTCTCAATCTGTTCAGACGCAATGATCATGCTCGGCGCTTCGCCGATCTCGTCGTTTGCAGAAGAGACTGACGCAGCCAAGACCGCAGATCGCCTCTACGACAATGTGCGCGACGTTCTCCTTCAGCAATACGAATGGAGCTGGTCGCTGAAGAAGATGAAGCTTGCTCGTCTCGCGTCGGCTCCAACCAACGAGTGGAAATATGCCTATGCGCTGCCAGGCGACATCCTGGGCGTTCCGCGCGCTGTCTTCAACTCTTCCGCTGTTGGCAACCGTCCAGTTCGCGAGTGGGAACTCTACGGCACGTCGATTTACTGCAACTACGAAGACGTGTGGATCGATTACCAATACAGCGTCGCAGAGAGCTTGATGCCCGCCTATTTTGTGCGCGTGCTGAAAGCTGCACTGGCGTCTATGTTTTCAATCCCTGTCGCTGACTCGAGTGGCAAGGCCGACTTCTTTCATGCGATGGCATATGGCCCGCCTGGCGAAAATATGCGCGGCGGCCTGATGCGTGTCGCCATGAACATCGACGGCGGCAAGCCACCGCAAGCGATTGAGGATTTTGCGCTCATCGCCGTAAGGGGGTGAGATGCAGATTATCGCGCTTCAGAACGACTTCACCACAGGGGAAATGGACCCCAAGCTGCGTGCGCGTTCTGACATCGACCAGTATCGGAGTGGTCTAGCAAAGGCCACTAACGTGACCGTCCAGCCGCAAGGCGGGGCGAAGCGCCGCCCTGGCACGCGATACATCGCGTCCCTCCCCGCGAACCTTGCGAGCCAGGGCGTGCGCATGGTTCCTTTCGAGTTCTCGACGACGACAAGCTATATGCTGGTCTTTGTGCCTGGCCGTATGTACGTCTTCAAAGACGGCGCGCTGGTAACCAATATCAATAGCAGCGGCAACGACTATCTTGCCATTGCTGGCATCACTGCATCAATCATCCCAGAGATGTGCTGGACGCAGAGCTACGACACGCTGATTGTCGTGCATCAAGATTTGCAGCCTCTGAAAATCTTCCGAGGCGGAAACGACACGACATGGACGGCGTCAACACTGTCGTTTGACTTCATCCCAAAATATGCGTTCACAGTAACGACGACAAGTGGATCGGCAAGCATCACACCATCTGCAACAACCGGAAACATTAAGATCACATCGGCGTCGTCGATCTTCTCCGCGTCGGACGTGAACCAATATATTGTCGGCACGACAGCCTTCGGCCGCGCACGCATCATTGACTACGTCAGCGGCACCGAAGTGCGCGCTCGCGTCACCGTGCCGTTCTTCAACACTGACCGCCTATCAAGCGGGACGTGGGAGTTTGAGCGCGGATATGAAGATGCTTGGTCGTCGGCTCGCGGATGGCCCAGGACTGTTGGTTTCTATCAGGGGCGTCTATTCTTTGGCGGGTCTAAGTCTCTTCCATCGACGGTGTGGGGTTCTGTCGTCGGCAATTATTTTGACTTCAATCCAGGTGAAGGCCTGGCCGATGAGTCGGTCGAAGCCACAACAGACACCGGCCAGTACAACGCAATCGTCGATATGTATCCAGGCCGCGCGCTCCAGGTTTTTACAACTGGCGCTGAGTTCTTCGTCCCGCAGCCAAGCGATGATCCGATCACGCCTGGCACATTCTTCTTGCGCGTTCAGACGCAGAATGGTGCAAGGCCTGGCGTTCGCGTTGTAAACGTCGAGGGCGGTACGCTTTTTATTCAGCGTCAGGGCAAGGCGCTGCAGGAGATGATCTACCTCAACACGGAGGCGGCGTTCACTGCAGCAAAGATTTCACTGTTGTCGTCTCATCTCTTGAAAGAGCCGAGCGAGATGGCGGTGCGCAAAGCAACGTCAACTGATGAAGGCGACCGGCTTCTCGTTGTCAACGACACCGATGGATCAATCGCGTGCTACACTTTGCTGCGCTCTCAAAAGGTCATTGCACCAAGCGAGTGGACGACAGATGGCAGTTTCATCTCGATTGGTGTCGACATCAGCGACGCTTATGCCGTTGTCAAGCGAACGACGGGTGGGAGCGATGTCTACTACGTCGAGCTATTCGAAGAAGAACTCACGCTTGATTGTTCAAAGCAGGCAACAGTCGCATCGTCAACCGCTAGTGTAAGCGGTTTGTCCTATCTAAACGGCCGCAGTGTCAAGGTGGTGCGCGACGGCGTCCTCGAGGCTGATAAGACTGTGGCAAGCGGATCGCTGTCTTTCACGCGCGCCGCAACGTCAAGCTATCAGATCGGCCTGACATTCACGCCGCTGATCAAGACACTGCCTCCTGCGCCGCGTATGCAAAGCGGCTCGATCCGTGGATCAAAGAAGCGCGTCTATGACATCATCCTCGATCTGTTTGAGACGCAGGACATCACGGTGCAGGGTCGTCAGATCGCGTTCCGCAACTTTGGGACGTCCGTCCTGGATCAGCCGATTGATGAATACACGGGTCTCAAGAAGATCGAGAACTTGCTTGGATATGATCGCGAAGGCGCGATCACGATCACCCAGACGGTGCCTCTGCAGATGACCGTCTTGGGGATCGAATACAAAATATCGGTGGGGTAAGACGATGGCCTTTATTGTTCCTCTTGTTGCTGCGGCAGGAACGGCAATCGGATCAGCCGGTACTGCGATTGGCGGATTGCTTGGCTCTGCCGGTGCGGCAGTTGGGTCTGCCGGTAGCGCGATTAGCAGCGCCCTGACAACGACCGCCGGAGCTGGCGGCATTCTCGGCACCGGCCTCAGCGGCTGGCAGGCGCTGTCCCTTGGCGGCTCAATCTTCTCCGGCATTGCAAGCTATTCCGCCGCGCAGCAACAGTCTGCGGCGTATCAGCTCCAAGCGACGAATGCTTTGATCCAGGGCAACCAACAGGCCATGGAATATCAGAAGCAGGGCATCGCCGTTTTGAACCGCACCATTGAGACGAATGCCTTGATCCGCGCTCGAGGCAGCGCGGGCGGCATAGATCCGTTCAGCGGCTCGGCACAAACGCTGTCTGATTACGCCATGACCAAGGGCGTCGATGAGTTCAACTGGGCGCGTAGCAATAGCGAGATGTCGATCCTGTCTGGCCGCGCCAATCAAGCAGAGTATCTCACCGCCGCCGACAATGCATCGTCGATGGGGATGTTCAACCTGATTGGGTCGGGCCTGCTAGGTGCGACCAGACTGAAGGCGCTCGGATAATGGCATCACCCCTTCCCCGCTATGAGCCACTTGGCATCCGTGTCGGAGCTGTCCAGCCGATCTACACTGCAGCGGAAGAAGCGGGTGCGCGAGCCGCAACAGCCCTGGCTGAGAACCTGACCAGGATGTCAAACTTTGCCTTTGAACAGGCGGCGGCCCAGGCAAGGGTCGAGGGTGCAGAGTATGGCGCTGCCAATGCGCCGACCATCGAACAGCTCAAAAAGGGTCAGGAGACCGGCCAGGACGTCATGCCTGGCAACACCTCGTCGATCTTTGGCCGCGCCGCACGCGAAGCCGGTCTGAGGACCATGCAGCAAAACATCGAGATTGAGGCGCGCAACAAGCTGGCCGAGTTCGATGCAACGGCTCGCCGCAGCGATATGCCGCTCGAGGAGTACCGCAAGCAACTCGACTCGATTGTCGTCGGCTACTCGTCAGCCCTGGCGCAAGTATCGCCAGCAACCGCTGGATCGGTTCGCGCGGCGCTGACGACGCTGACGTCATCGAGCTACTCGGCGCACGCCAAGCATCTTTATGACAAGGCGCAAGCACGCGACAAGATCGCGGTCACGCAGGCCATCGACAACGTCGTGCGCGGTGTCGACACGATTGTGCAGGCTGGCGGTCGTTTCCAGGGTGAGCCTGGTGATGAAATCTTTGTGCCGGTCGACAACGTCCTGGCGCAGGAACGCAACCGCGTTCTGCAGTTTGCCTATCGCCTGGGCGACGCAGAACTTGCAAAGACAAAGCTCAAAGAGTTCCAAGACCAGGTCAACACATCGATCCGCAACGGCGTCGTCAAATATACCTTTGGCGAGGGCGGCGTGCCGACCTACGCAAAGCTGCAGCAAGTTTTGCGCGGTGAGGTAAGAGGCACGCCAATTGAGCGTCTCTGGTCGCAGATGAGCGAAGAAGAGCGCACGAAGACAAAGGACGAAATCCGCCGTCAGCTCACAGCTCAACAGTCCATGGAAACAAACATGGATGCATCGATTGAGCGCGCGCGAACAAAAGCAGTCGGCGAGACGCGCATCAAATTTATTACAGCCTGGCGTGACGGTGATGTCGAAGGCGCGCGCAATGCGCTGACCGAGATGGACAAGAACCGCGACGCCGAAGGGTTTGAAAAGTACAGCTCGATCATTGACACAGACGGCGGCAAGACGCAGCCTGGCGTTGTCTTCTTCATGGAGAATGAGCTGGCGCGTGGCAGGCTGACGCGCGAGCGCGTCATGGATGCTGTGACGGATCGTCGGCTGTCGTTTACAGACGGCCGCGCTCTTCTCGACAAGGTCAATGCGTTTGATGACAAGCGCGTTGGCGACGCGATGACCGTCGTCAAGAATATCCTCGGCTATCCTGATCGCAACATCATCAACCCGTCTGCGACAGATCGCCGCGCGATGCAGCGCGTGACGACAATCCAGAACGAGATCATCGCGAAGAAGGCAGAGGCCGACGCAAACGACAAACCGTTCGACGCTGTCGAGTATGCGCGCAAGCGCGCTGAAGAGATCAGGGGAGCTGGGCCAAGCGCAGAACAGCTCAAGGAAGCTGAGAACCGCATCATAGGTCTGCGCGCTGTGTTGAAGAGCAAGGGCTACGACATCACCAACGAGTCCTCGCTCGAGGACGTGCGCGCCGCTCTCGCGACAGCAAACTCGCGGCAGCCGAATGAACGCGGTTATTACAACCCTGCGCAATCTGGTCAGTACATCGCCGACCTTAAGCAATTGCTCGACGCAATCAACAATACGGGGGCAAGGTAATGGATCTCGAACGCGCCCTCAATCAGTCGTGGACAATGTTCTCAAGCGGCGTGCCGATCTACAAAGACGGCGGCCGTCTTGTCGTTGATGAAGTTCCGACGCTGCAACTGCCGACCCCAAACGGGATGTCGCCTGACGCTGCGGCGCTTGGTGATGCCCCGTCGCCAACGTTCGGTAATGAGTTTGCAGCGGGCACAATGCGCGCCATCGGTGGCGGTCTCCGTGACACGGCGCAAGGTGTCCTAGATGTCGGCGCAGAGCTGATCGACAATCAGAATAGAATGGACAACCGCCCGCAGTTTGCGCGCGACGCAGTCAAGGGCGTGCTGCCGAACTGGGAACCTGAGTCGCTCGCCGAAGGCATTGCACGCACAGGCGTCAATGTCGTCAGCGCCTTGATGCTGACGCGCACGCTTGGCATGGGCGGTAGCACGTTTGGCAACATCGCATCCGGCGCTGTGGTCGATATGTTGATGGACCCGACCGAAGGGAACCTGTCGACGCTCGCCAGGGATTTCGGCTTTGACAATGACCTGACGCAATTCCTAGACAATAAGGTCTCTGAAGACGCTGGCCCAGAAGAAAGGCTGCGCGCCCGTATGCTCGGCGTGCTTGAAGGCGCAGGCCTTGGTGGGCTGATCGACGGGGTGATGAGAGGCTTCAAAGTTATCAAGGACAACCCTGAGGCTGCAGCAAAAGTTGTCGGTGGTCTCGGCGTCGCTGGCCTGGGAATGCCGCAAGACGCAGAAGGTGGCCCGCTGGATAAGATCATTCGCCAGGTGATGAAGAGTGACCAGGCGACTGTTAACAGCCTGTTTAAGGGCAAGGGTTCGACCGCGCTTCGCCTGCAGGCCATGGATGAAGTCAACCGCGTTCGATCAGAGTATCCAGAAGGCGAAGGCTGGCGCGCTCTTGAGCTGGTTGGCGGCGCGATGAAGGATGGAAAGTTCGAGCCGAAGTGGAAGCAGCCAGCTTATGGATTTGACCAACCGCCGGCCGGCGTCAGCAAGGATCAGTGGAAGGGGCAGATTGTCGACAAAGTCGTTGCCGGCGTCGACGACGTTGTGAAGCGCGCGGCGCAGGGCGACAAGGACGCTGAGTTCATCTTGTCGCAGGCGTCCTGGTATCGCGATATGCGCAACCGTCTGCGCGATGAGTTCGGCGGCATGGCCGATCTCTTCGCCGATCTACTCGGCACCACCAGCGCCCAAACAAACGTCCGCACCAACTGGGACAATGCCGTCGAAATCATGCGTCGCTTCTCGCGCGGCGAGTATGACAAAGAGATCGCGAACTATGAGCGCGCGATTGCTGCCGGAGAAGACCCGAACAAGGTCTTTCGCCGAAGACGCCTAACTTTACCGGCAACCTCATCGGCTACACCAACGAGGCGACCGTCGACGTGTGGGCGGCGCGCTATCTAACAGACCTGGCTGGCCTGCCTCGCATCCCGCCGGCCGCCGAGAAGGCTGTCAGCGGCAAGCACGGCGTCGGCTCGACCCTTGAGAACCCCCGCGTCGGCGGTGAGTTTGGGTTCGGCCAGCAAGTGTTCAGGGAAGCCGGCGAGGGCATCAACGCAAACAACATCATCCCCGGCCAGACCCTCGGGCCTGATGATCTGCAGGCTGTCGCCTGGTTTATTGAAAAGGAAAAGTGGACGAAGCAGGGCTGGACGAATAAGGCAGGCGAAGGCGGCTCTCTCGACTTTGAGGCCAACCGTGCCGGCACGTCTAACCCGGCTGCCCTCACCGACGCGCGCCGCACCATCAATGCCGGCGGCCCGTCAGACGCGGATCGCATCGGAGCGCAAGCGGAGTTGGATCAACAGATTGAGGGCGGCTTGCTGGATCGCATCGATGGGCTGCGCAAGCAGCTCCGCGACAAATCGCTCGATAAGGCGCAGCGTGATGCGCTGCAGGAACAGCTCGACACGGAACTCTACACCCGAGATCGCCTGCAAAAGATCATCCGCTCGGCGTCTCCGACAGACGCAGATCGAGCGGCTGCGCAGCAAACATTCGAGGAACTGGCGGCGCCGGTCGACCGCACCCTACTTGGCATCTCCGGCGAGCGGCCTGGCCGACCCATGTCGAACTACGCACAGGCCGAGCTGGCTGCCGAGATCGACGACGTGCTTCGTACCGATGGCAGCGTGATCATGTACAAGGCGACCAACACCTACGGCCGCTTTATGAAGCAGGATGAGCGCGCTCTCGATGTCGAGGTCGTCACGCGCCAGGGGTTTGACCCTGCGCCGCTGGAACGCCGCGTTGTCGAGCTGGGCAAGGAATATGACCAAGACGCGGTCTTCGTGTCGCGTGTTCTTCGCCAGGCTCCCGACTTTACCAACGACAGCCTGGGCAAATCGGCGATGAACGCTAGACCAGGTGTCGAGATTTATTTTGCCAAGAAGCAGTCGGCCGACGCGATCCGCGAGCTTACGGACATTCTGT